ACTGATAAATAAATTTTAAGTGAAATATATTATGATGAACAAAATAAGCACTTGACAAAAATAGTTTAATATGGTATAAATATAATTACAGTTTGATGATACGAACTGAAAGTTGTACAGGACATGGGGGCAGTACCCATCGCCTCCACCATGAGTACATCGGCGTGAGTAACTGACTAAGGTGTATTCTTCATGGGGGCGAACTAGGATCGACTGGCAATGTATAGGAAAGTGGAGAACTGTGGATTGACCACCTTATAGGTCAAAATAGTAAGTGCCAACGATAATGAGGCATTTGAGGATTATGCACTAGCTGCATAGTCTGTCGGGGTTCGGTAGGTTCCTGGCAACAGAATACCTACCACTTAATACTAACGCACTAAGGATACACATGACACTAACAACAACTAAAAGTTTTACCATTGCAATTGAAAATATCGCAAAAGAAAAACAGATTACTCATATGGAAGCAGTTTTATGGTATTGCAGTAAAGAAGGTGTTGAACCTGATACTGTTAGTCCTCTCATTTCAAAGGGGCTTAAAGAAAAAATTGAAGCAAATGCTAGAGAATTAAATTTTCTACCAAAACAAGCACAATTACCGATATAATATATACGGCGAACTTTTTTGAAAGATAAATTTTTCATTGCTGCAAAAGCAGTGTCTATGAATAGTAATGGTGTTGGTGCCGGCAGAAAAGCTTTTCGGCTTGGGGCCGTCCTTGTCAATAAAAACTCCATAATAAGTGTAGGCAATAATAGTTACAAAACTCATCCGTTGTTAAAATACAGGACGGAGTGGCCTTTCCTTCATGCAGAACAACATGCTATTATTAGGAGAGGGTTGGATAATTGTGAGGGTTTGGATTTGTATGTTGTTCGTATTTTAAAAAATCTTAATTATGCTATCAGTTATCCTTGCGACGTATGTAAGCAATTGATTAAGGATGTTGGTATTCGTAACGTATATTATATTGATGAAAACGGTGAATTTGCAAAATGGAACCCATTGACGTATACCTAATGTATTGTGCATTGAAAGCACACTTTAGTAGAAGTAATTACGATTTCCACAAATACGATGGTAAAACCAAAATATCTAGAGATTCCTTTTGGAAAAGAAAGGACAAATATTTCTTTGTGAAGCTCACAAAGAAACTTGATGATAATAATTCTATACAAGACTATCTTCTTTCAAATTTTGTAAAAGACCGTAAAGGGTATATTGCAAATTTTAATGATGAAAATTATGAGGCTTGGAAAGACAGAAGAACAAACTTCTATAATATTTTTTCCAACGAACTTAAACCTCTTGTAAAAGATTTTGAACCTCTATTTCAAATCAAAAATAACAACCACCCAAAACTTTTAAAGGAATTTCTTGGTGATCGTGTTTCGCTAGAAACATTAATCGTACTTGATGAACTCGTAGATTTTAGCAAGAAGTGGGACAAAGAGTTAAAGGAAGATATTGTGTGGCCTGATATAAAAAAAATGATGAAAAATTACAAAGGGTTCTTGACAATTGATAGAAATAGGTGTAGAATAAAACTATTAGAACTTATAGAGGAATTTAAATAATGACTACCGATATTACTGTACATCTAGATGGAGATCCTACTGTCCGTGAGGAAGGATTTTTTGAAGCTAAAGTTAGTGAATTAGCTGAACGAATTGCAGTTCTTGAATTTGACAATGCTGAATTGGCTAAATCCAATAAAGAATTAAAAGAGCGAGTTGAGAAACTTGCGTCTAGACAACCAACATGGCCAAAAGGATATCGGCCTCAAAAAAATAATCGGTTTCACAAATCTTCTCATAAGCGGTTCCCAATAGTATGATGACAGACAGTAATTATGTCACTTTGATAGATCATATGGGCAGTGATTTATCAGTAGTAAATGCTGCTCGAGTGTCTTTTGCAAAAGCTCACACAGAACTTGATGAAAAACAAGATACTAAACTTATAAAGTATCTTGCAAAACACAATCATTGGAGTCCCTTTGGACATGCATCTGCACAGTTCCATATCAAGGCTCCCATATTTGTTGCAAGACAGTTAGTCAAACATCAAGTAGGATTGGTGTGGAATGAGATGTCTAGACGATATGTTGATGATAAGCCAGAATTTTATCGGCCGAAAGAATGGCGTAAAGCATCAAAGAACAAGAAACAAGGGTCTTCTGATGAAATTATACTGGGAGTAGATATTATTCTTGCAGATACTCATGTTCACAATTTATATAGAGCATCATTAGCATCTTACAATGAACTTTTACGCATTGGTGTAGCACCAGAGATGGCTAGAATGGTATTGCCCCAATCTCTGTATACAGAATGGTATTGGAGTGGATCACTAATGGCATTTGCTCGTATATGCAACCTACGATGCAAACCAGATGCACAAAAGGAAACACAAGATGTTGCATGGAAAATTGACAAATACGCTAGAAAATTATTTCCAGCGTCATGGAAAGCGTTACGGGATGAAAGGTAAAATTTATGAGTAAAACTTTTATGCTTCTATTAGCATTTATATTAACAGGGCCAGATGGAGAAATCCGAGATGAAAAAGTTCATGTGCTATCAAGACACTTTGATACAAAAGTAGAGTGTGTAGATTTTATTAAGTCATGGAGTGGAATCATTAAGAATAGGGGAGTTGCAACTGTAAAAGGAATGCTTGCTGATGGTTGGACGGTAACTTTAGATGAAATTGGTTGTAGACAAGATCCTGCTGAATTAGAAGAAGCAGTAGTAAAACTTACTAGGGTAAAAAAAGATAAGTAGTGTTAGAGCTTCAAGCAAATTCTCAGCTTAATAATTTTGATCCAATGTTTGTTCCTTCTTTTACTGGAAATGTTGCTCTAGTAATAGGTAATGGCGAATCTAGGTCATGGTTTAATCCATCTAATCAAACCGATATGAGTGAGGTACAAACATGGGGATGTAATGCACTTTATCGTGATGGTAAAGTAGATAATCTGGTTGCAACTGACGCTGCTATGCAACATGAAATATATAAGTCAGGATATGTTATAGACAACAATTGTTTCTTTATGGATTGGAATTTGTTGCCAGGAGATGTTGGAGAAACATTCCTAATGGGATATGATATTCCAAAAGAACTTATACACAAGAATGAAAGAATTATAAAGCCTTATGTGGTAAGTGATAATGGTGAAACAAAACACCCTGTTAAGGTTAAAGAGAGTTGTGTTATTAGGGGTAAAGAACCCACTACAGTACAAGAAAAAATCAAAGAATTGTTGGGAAAATTTCCCCAACTAGATGCCTCTGATCTGGTACAAAAATTGGAAAAGGATGTTGGTGTTTGGATTACATGGGTTGATGAAACGGATAGTGTTATAAGTTTTGATTTTCCAAAAGGATGGTCCACTGGATGTGCTGCGTTACATCTTGCTTGTCAGAATGAAGCAAAGGAAGTATATATGTTGGGCTTTGATTTAAGCGAATATAGTAAACCTCTAAATAACATCTATAAAGGGACGGATAATTATCTTCCAGCTGATTCCAAGGGACTGAATACTATAAACTGGGAGAACCAAATGAAGACTACATTTAAAGAATTTAAGGATGTGATTTTTTATTGGGTAGATACACAATTAGTAAAAAAACTTGATTATTCTAACGTAAGGTACTTGACAAAGGCAATGCTTTGTGATAAACTACATATACTACAAATTTAACATACGCAAACATACGATTACATAAGGAGATACATATGTCGTTAAATACGCTTAAAAAGCAAAACTCACTGGCCAATTTACTTGGTGCAGCTGAAAAAGAAAACACCACCCAAGATAAGAAATCATACATTGATGAACGTCTGTGGAAGCCGGAACTGGATAAAACAGGAAACGGTTATGCAGTCATTCGATTTTTACCAGCAGTCAAGGGAGAAGATTTACCTTGGGCAAAGGTTTGGAATCATGCATTTCAAGGTCCGACTGGCCAGTGGTATATTGAGAACTCTCTTACTACACTTGGACAGAAAGATCCTGTATCAGAGATGAACAGTGCATACTGGAACTCTGGTGTGGAGTCTGATAAGGAAATTGCTCGCCGTCAGAAGCGCAAGTTGCAATATCGTTCCAACATTTATGTTGTTGCTGATCCGAAACATCCAGAAAATGAGGGAAAGGTTTTCTTGTTCCGTTATGGTAAGAAAATCTTCGACAAAATTATGGAGTCTATGCAGCCTGCCTTTGAAGATGAAACCCCTGTAAATCCATTTGATTTCTGGGAAGGTGCAAATTTCAAGTTGAAGATTCGTAAGGTGGATGGTTATTGGAACTACGATAAGTCGGAGTTTGAAACATCGTCTGCACTATTCGATGATGATGATAAGCTTGAAAAGGTATGGAAGAAACAGTATGCTCTTAAAGAGTTTACCGCTCCTACTAATTTCAAATCTTATACTGAACTGAAGACTCGTTTGGACACCGTTCTTGCTGGTACTACTGTTGTAGGTAATGTTGAAGCTTCGGCCGAGGCCTCGGCCGAGCGCATGGCGAACGAGCGCTTCGGCTCAGATGTATCAAACCCGTTTGAGGATTCCCCCGATACTTCTGCTGTTGTTGATACGAAAGAGGAGCCTGCTCCTACCGTAGAGGTGACAGAAGATGAGGAAGAAGACACAATGTCTTATTTTGAAAAACTTGCTGAAGGAGATAAATAATGAACAAGTTTTTAACTGCTGTATTTGCAGCAACACTACTTTCTTCAACCGCATTGGCTAAAGATAGTACAGTAACAGTTCCAACGCCAAAGTCTATTACCGTTGTTTGTTCAGATGATGTTTCATCTGGCACAATTGTTTTGAGTAATCCCCCCAAGGTTAGTTGTAAGGATTTTAGTCTTGCTAAAGCTATAATTGGTACTGGTATTACAATTGGGCCGGATGTTAATGTTGATCGGATTGTCAGAGCTCTTAGACAAGCTACTACTACTAGAACAGCTCGTCCAGAACGTAGAGAACGTAGGAATCCTTTAACAGAAGAGGATAGTAATAGAATTCGTAGGACTGATACGGAATGGACGCCTCCTCTTTATGAATCTAATAGAAATACTGGTCAATCGTCTCTAGAGACGATTGGAGCTCGTAGATCTGCCCTTGATGATTTCAGTGAGATGGATAAGAAATTTCCCGGTATGAGTCGTAATAGGCAATTTTTTGTAAGTGGAACATCATCTTGTCGTGGATGGGTTCCCATACAAGATATTATTAATGGTAAATGTCGTAAAGGTAAAGTAAGAATTGATTAATACTAAATACTTTTAGATTTATCTTTCTCGGGCCCCTGGCAAAACCCCCTCTTTGAATTGAAGAGGGGGTTTTAGTTTTGTCCTAGTCGAAGACGCTGGCCAGTTCCGCCACCACGTCGTCGGGTCTGGTCAATATCGGAGAAGAATGTGTGTTGTGTTCTGTTTTAACATTAGTAGGCGCATTTACGGCGACATTACCACCAGCTGCAGTTGCTTGAACTTCTCTTTTTAATGTTTCTATTTGTTTACGAAGTAAGGCCATTTCTTCGTCGCTTTTTTTGGATATATTGTACCACCCTTTACCTTCCTCCTCTTTCAACAGGGCTTTAGCTTCCTCTAACTTAGCGCTTGCTGATTTTGGTTTTTTCTCACCACCAATCCCCATTGCTTCCTTAATAAAGTCCGGGGCCCAGCCTGGTACGAGTTTTTTTGCGATTGACATAAAATCAATATCAAACAAACCTTTAAACCAATCCCAAATACCTGTCATAAGTTTACTAACAGCATTTACTAACCAATTCCCTTCACCTGTCTCTTTTTTCCATGATTTGTCAAGCTCGTCATCAGGCGATCCTGAGAATAAA